ATCGTAAGCTGACTTCACAGCTGCCGGCACGGCTGCCGTTGTTGTCGATGTGCTAGATGTGGAATTTTCTAATTGCACCGCGCCTTTTTGAGCTGTTGTGCCATCTTGGATTCCAACAGTTACAGCACCCGATGTGCCACCACCTGTCAAAGGAGATGTGGCTGTAATTCCGGTGATATCGCCTTGATCATTTGCAATCCAAACAAAGTCCATGTCGGTGTTTGAATTTTTTGCAAGAATTTGACCGGCTGTGCCACCTAATAAATCGGCCATTGATGTGGCAACAGCTTGACCAAAAACCTCAAAGTCTGCCGGTAAATCTGTGACCAAATCCGTGGCTGTCGGCATTTGCCACGAAAACGGGGTTGTTGGATTGCTCAATTTGTCTCCTTACGCTACGACTAACGCATCAGCCCAATTTAGGCTTCCGCTAATTGTGTTCCATTGTTCTGCAATTGCGACATCCTGCCATTGCATGGCTTGCAATGAGAATGACAATGGCGAAAGGATAGCCGTGACCGAAACGCTGTTGTAAGAGGCACGCCATGACCAGCCTTCAACAAATCCAAGATAGGTGCCTGATGCCATGTTAAGTGGCAAATTGGTGATGCGTAAAGGCAAGCCCATGAAAATGCCAATTAAGGCATCGCGGTCTGCATCGTCAATTTCAGAGTTTGTTAGCTCAAATGTGATTTGATTGAAATTAGCCTGTGGGTAGGCTCTGAGCGTTAAATAAAACGCTGCCTGATCCTCAGCATCATTTTGATGCTTGACTGTTGTTGTAATGATTTGAGCTAGTTTGCCATAGGCCAATATGGAATCGGCATCACTATCTGTCACCTCGGAATTTGAATTGGTGCCGTATTTCAGCACAATTTCGTTTCTGATGTCACCAGCTCTAGTTTGCACAAATAATGAATTAGCTAATGCCTGAGCTGCTGACACATCGGTATAGCCATTTGTGGCCAAATAAATTGAGCGATGATCTGCCGAGGCATAGGAGATGCGGCCTTGAGCATCCTCATAAATGTAGCCCAATCCCGATGTTGCCAAAGCTGACACTAATGAATAAACATCAATGGTTGATGATGATCGTTGTGCCAATTCATAGCTGCCGGGTGTGTCAATTTCGCCCAAGCCTGTGTTTTCAGCATCCTGCCATTGAGTTGTTGGATCATAAGTAGCCCATGTCAAAGCTGCTGGCACTTCATTCCATGAATTGACCAACAAATCTGTGAGGATTGTAAGAATCTGATCTCCATCAAAATCCTGTGTCAGCACGCCATCGGTCAAGGCTTTTGGCAATCTGGCCAAAGCTCCCACAGCTGTAATTCTGACAGATTGGTTAATTCCGACCGCACCCGATGCAGCTATGCCAATGCCTAAATCAACGACTGTGCCGCCAAAGATTGGCACAAATGTAGCTGTGGAATCTTGCAATTCAATAGTGACAGAATCATTAATTTCAATGTCAATGTTGGATTGATCTAAATTGATTAGCTCAAGATTTACATATCCTGCATTTGCCTGCTCATAAATGTTGGTGCGACCTGATGTGGTCGAAAGGTTGGCCAAAACATAATTTGTATATTGAACACCACCAATTTTGACACGCCAAACAGGATTAAAAAGTGTCATAAATAAACCAAATTCGATGCGCCATTGGTGCCTCTGAAAGTCGAATTATTGAGCGCATCTGAAACGGCTCTGGAAAATCCTTCCTCATCAATAATTGAGGCAGCATTGACATTGATTATCACGCGCTCGGCCGTTGTAAGCCCACCGGTTGCAATCACGCGGTTTGCAGCTCTATCTTCTCTCGCTTGTCGCAATCTTTCGGTTTCTGCCTTTAATTCCTCGCGCCTTAAAATTGCAGCTTGCATCGCTGGTGAATAGGCACCAAGCGGTGCGCCTGTAAAAGTGCGCGGATCAATTGCACCGCCAAATGTTTGACCTCCTCCATCATTGCTGGCAAATGGATCGCCGCCCATATCTGCGCCAAATTCTGCCGTGCCGGCTCTCAAGCCTTTAGAATTATCCCCACCACCAAAAAATCGCGTAACCGGATTATTTTTCATCAATTCAATAAATGCTTTTACTTTAGTGACAACAGAATTGATGCCCGAAACCAAATTAGAGAAACCAGTCACAAGGCCTGCAACTATTCCTGCAACTACATTCAAAGCTATTTTTAAAGCACCACCTAAAATTGGAGCAAGCGTATCTTTGGCAAAATCCGCGACCGCTTTCATAAATTTAACCAAAGGTTTTAATTCCTCAGAATTATTATTGATAGCCGTTTTAACTGTATTAAATGCCGTATTCAATCCTTCAAGAGCTGGCTTTAAAACTGCCGTAAATGTTGGAATAAGAAAAGTGGTAAGAAATGACCAAATGGCTTTGAACGCTGGAACAAATGTGTCATTGATGTATGTGCCCAAAGCTTTTATGATTGGCTCAAGCTGTGGCCCAATTGCATCTGCAAATTTTTGGATTGCTGGAACAACATCATCAACAAATTTATCAACTAGCGGCGTAATTGCGTCCAGCACAAATGATCCGACTGTTTCCTTGCCTTCATCAATTGCCACATTGAGACGAGCCATTTTGCCGGCAAATGTGTCAGCTTGTTTTGATGCCTGACCTTCAAATGTGCCTGCCAATTTAGCTGTGATTTGCTCAAATGACATAGTTTTAAGCTCGGCAGCACTAATGCCAACACCTAGTTTTCCAAGAGCTGTGGTTTGACCTTCACTAGCTTTGGCAAGCGCATTTGAAACGGCTTCTAAAGATTTGCCCGATCCTGCACTAATGTCCAAAGCAATAGCTTGCAACCTTTGTGCTTCTTCAACATTTTTTGTGCTTCTCAATAGACGATCTAGCGATGGCCTCAGCTCATCATCGGTTTTTCCAGTCAATAAAGATGTCTTAAGTATCTGCGCCTCGACCGCTTTAATTTGAGCATTTGTGGCACCGGTGACATTTTCCAAAGTTGTGGCCAATTTAGTTTGTGCAGCTTCATCGGCAATGGCAGACTTCACACCATCAATAAGCAATTTGCCAGCATATGCGGCAGCTGCGGCACCAGCTGCGGCAAATGCCAATCCAGCCTTTTTACTAAAATTGCCAATTTTATCGCCAAAACCTTGCACCTCTGTTGAGCCGGTGCTAAGACTTTTTTTGAGCTGATCTACATCACCCAGAATAGAGAGCTTGAGCGTTCTACTTTGTCCGGCCATCACCACTCCTTCAAAATCTTAGTAAATGCAGCTTCCCATTGAGCAATAATGTGAGGTTGCTCAGCTCTCAAGGTTGGATAAATAAAGTATCCTCTTGAGCCGCGACCTTCACGGCCTGACCACACCGGAAATTGCTTGAATTTATTTGAACCAAATTCGTAACCGCCCCAAAGCTGTTGGGTTGTAGCTCCACCGCTAAATTTTTGAGATACAAAGCCAAATGACAATTCGCCAATTTTGGATGATTTGCTTACACGCGATCCATCAGCAACACGGCTGGCGGCTTTATTTGGTCGGCCACCAGCTGCACTCTTGATTTTTGATTGCACATAAGTGGCCAACCCATTTGATACGCCTTTGGCTTGTTGCACAGCTCTTTCATCCATGGCTTTAAAAGCCTTAAGAATCCCGCGCAATTCATTCTTATCGTATGTAATTGCCTCAGTCGCCATTTCGTATCCTTAGAATCTCAAAAACTGTTAAAACATCTTCGGCCGTTTGAAACTCTGATCGTGACAATCCCGTGGTGATTGCTAATTCCCAAAGAATCCGGTTTATTGATCCGGATTCGTAACTTTTGGGTTTTCGGTTTCTCCCATGCTGATGTCAGTCACAGTCTCGCACCACACTTCAAATGGCTTGACAGGCTTTCCAGCTGCCTCGCGCTTGCTTGCGTGATACGCCAAAAACATCAAATCTGCAATGCCTAATTTCTCAGACACTTGTTGAATCGTGTTTCCGGTTTTTTGTTCCCATTTCATCCATTCCGGTGGTAGCGCGGTATATGTCGCGCTATCCCCCGAAACAAACTCTATTGTGATTGGTAATTTCATGCTCCCGATCTCCTTTTTATAGTGTTGGTGTGGTCACACAGGTAAATGCTAGTGAGACAGTTTGTGCATCTGGTGCTGTGCCTCCAGCTGATGGGAAAATTGGCTGCACATCAAAATTGAATGTTGATCCTGATGCAGCTGTAAAAACAACCGCCAATGGTGTGTTTGGTGCTGTGTCTGCCGCTGTCCAAAGCGCGTTGCACAGTGATCCACCTGCTGGCCAGTCGGCAAGCATTTCAACAGCGAACGATCCTTGCGAATCAGTCGTAAAATACGCCTTGCCATCGAGTGTTTGATATGTATTGATTGTGGAATCAATAGTCAGTGTTGCTGAGGTGGCCTGAGCATCATAAGTATCACCAGCAATGGTGAAAGTGATGTCTCTGCCGGTGACGATTGTTGTTGGCATGATTTCTCCTTAGTTGGTGTAATAGGTGCTGACTTGTAAATCGGCTGTAAGGTATTTACCTGCACCGACTTCCAATGGTTGAGGTTGATTGACATTGCCGACTTCATAACCAGATGGCATTGTGCTGATAATGTCAATCATTAGTTGTTCGAGGTTGTCCAAAGCTGCTGCGTTGTTCATATATGCAACAACACCAGTCACGGTCAGATTGATTTTGACTTTAGTTGTTGCGCCATTAATTAAAACGCTCTCAAGATAAGGTGCATCGGGAATCAAACAAATGCTTGGGCTAGTCATTGCCTCCGGAATGCCGTTATACACATTGGCTGCAATTGTTGAAAGTGCGGTCTGCAATGGCGTGCGGATGTCAGCTTCAATGGTCATTGGCACATTGCCTCAACATCCAAGAATGGGCCTAAAAGGCCAACGACTCTATTTGTTAAGCTGCGACCAAGCACAAATGGTGATGGCTGAAAATTGTCTGCCATAATTTGATTGCCGGGAGCTGTAATGCTTTGGAAAATCTCAACCGAAACAACCAAAATTGCGTTTTCAATTGGCGGTGTGCTGGCGTACAGCTGTGCAGCTGATGATCCGCTTAATGTAGCCAATGCGCTTGGGATAAATGGCAATGGGTAAGTCCGGTCAGCTGCAGCTGTGGCCGCTGTAAATGTAAATGGCTCAATCCGATCATCGGTGACTGTGTAAGTGCCATTGTAGGTTCCGGCCCCGGTAACAATGACAGATTGCCCCGGCACAAAATAATTTGGCCGGATAGTTGTGAAATAAATGACGGAATCACTTACATTGGCAAAAGTCACCGATGATTGGTATTGCGTAAGTAAAGGCAAAATCGTTTGCTCAGCGGAATCTATAAAAGAATCCAATTGAGCATCACTATACAAAGAAACTGAGACACCAAGAATTGACCTCAGCTGTGCGGCTGTGACTATTGCTGGCATCTCAGTTCCTTTCGTGTCAGTAGCGTTCGGGAGCGACCGCTACCGATTTTGAGTTATTTATGGGAGGTTATTAAATTGGGCACCATTTGGCACCTTTGGAGCTAGTGCGCCATAGCCGTAATACAGGATGTCAATTGTTCCATCGCTGTTGATGTTCGTGCGTAGCGTAAAGCGTGGGCTCTCATACCATGTGTATGAATCTGGATTCACAACTACCATTGAAGAATCGCCATCGGCTGTTGTTGTACCAGCGTTACCAAATGAGCGTGAAACATACAGATTAAGGCCCGGTGAAACTACACCGCGCAATGAATCTCCGCGAACATTTCCTGCCTGATTGCTAGGTTGTGCCGCATTGTAAAGTGGTGATCCATTGTCGTTGTAACCCATGATGTTTCCCCATTGTGTTGGTGAAACGATCAATGAGCGAGCAAATCCAAGTGATGCTCCATAAACAGCTGCTGCTGCTTTAGATGTGTATCCAAGGAATCCGGTTGCTGAATTTGCTGTTTGAGCTGTTGTGGTAGTAACTGCAGCCTGCATTGCTGCAAGTGCAAACTCATCTGTTTCTTTTGCATACGCAAATTCAAGATTTTGTAGGAGAGCTGTGAGGTACTCAGGCCGGCTGCGGTCAATGAGCTCAACCGTTGAGATAGCTCTACCTTTAAATGGCTTGACTGATACTGAAAGAAATGTTGCTGATAGTGATGATTCTGTAACTGCTTGGTTTTCATCAATTTGATCAACGCTTGGCACAGCGGTTACGCGAGGCAACTCAAATGTCATGCCTTCTGCAACTAAAGTTTCGCGGCTGATGCCATCGATGCAACCGCGATCAGCGTTTGCAAGTGCATTGATAACCTGTGTGCTTTGTGGTGTTGGAATCATGCCGGGTGCTGTTGATGTTGTGTTATCAGCTGCCTTTACATATTGGCGTGAATCTTCATCATGCAAAATGCTTGCGCGTAGATAGTGCTCAAGGTATGAAACCTTATTCACAATTGGTGATCGTGGAGCTGTGTAATAGGCAGGTCGTGATGCCTGGACAGCTTCTGCTGGAGCCTCTACCGGTTCAACGGCAGGAGCGGTATTTTCGGTAGTGTTATCCACTTTGTCTCCTTCATTTGGGTTTGTGTTATCTGATACTTCTTGAGTTTCAGAATCTTCTGATGCTGCTACCTCTGAAACGCGTGCAGATCGCACGGCTGGTTCGGTAACAAGCGCAACAGCTGTGAGCTGTCCATTGAGCACCTTCATGGTGCCATCTTTTTGCATCTCAAAATTATCAACGGCCAATTCAATACTGAATCCATCGCGTAAGCCTTCCATTGCCTCTGTGAGCGCATCGGTGCCGGCTGTGGTGTTAGCAATCTTGAAAGTCGCTGTCATTTCTTTATCATTCACACTCATGGCAATGCTCTTGCCAATTCTGCGTGTGTTGTCATGTTCTAAATTTAGAAAGACATCATTTGGCATGATTGATCCACGGGCAAAAACAACCTTGCCGGTTGATGCATTTGCGTGCTCATTGAAAGCAACGATGCGCCCGGTGATTGTGCGTGAATCTGAATCAGCTGCCGTGATGTGCATTGGTGTTGTTAGCTTCATGAGATCATATCCTCCATTTGTCTAATTTCATCGGTAGTGATTGCTCCGATGTCGAACAAAATCTTGTAAATCTCTGCACGCTCTTTTTCTGATCCGCGCAAGTACGCCTTCAAATCAAATTCAACGCGCTGTGTTGATGGCGTAAAATCTGGCATTGAGAGCCTGCTGCTAATGCTGTTCATTAGAGGCAACAGCGAAAAATCCAACAAGGTTTGACGCGCCGTGCTGGCATTTGCATAGGTCATGGATGATCCAGTCGGCGCATCAATAAAGTAAGCCGGAATGCCAACGGCTCTGGCTAATTCTGTTGCAATAATTTCGC